ACTAGTATATAGATGGGTCTCAGAGATGAACCTTAAACATCAACATATCTTTGCTTGTAAAGGTATTGGGGAACTTAAATACAACAACTATGAGATATTTAACGAACCAAACACTATGGAAGTAGGGTCAAGTACTCAAGAAAGAAAGACTTTAGCTCAAACTATGGGTGTAAATGTCTTTCCTATGGGAGCTTACCGCGCACATGAGGAAGTTCTTCGCAGGTTTAACCTTAAAGGAAATCGAGATAGACACTATCACTGCGAAACTATGTACGGTGGTTACGAGGAAGGAGTTCTCTCTTGCCGTAAAACATTTGAAACAGATACAACTAAAGCTGGCTATAAGCTGATTGCTGGAAAACATAAAGAAGCTATTGACTGTGAAAAGATGGCTCTTCATGCTGCTTATGCTATACAGATTAGAAACTATAACAACTTCCACTTTGCGGCTTTAGAGCAGCACTTACACGTTACTACAGAATCTGGAGACTTTAATGCCTAGAACACTTATAGAAGTACAAGCAGATTTAGCAGTTGTTAATGCTGCTCTGCAAGATTTAATAGCTGGTAAACGCTTAACTCAACTTCGGTTAGGTTCTGGGGATTTTACACGACTCTTCCAGTATCAAGAAATTACCTACGATGTTCTTAAAGCTGAACAAGCTGAACTTACACAGGAGTTAGCTAGTCTACAGGCTCAACCTCAGATGCAGTTTAGAACTATGACTAACATTCCTCTTAACGTAACTAAATTCAGAGCCTAATATGTCACTACCTTATGATTCAGAAGAATTCTACTACTCAAGAGCTACTCAACAAGCTTTTGATGGTGCTGTTACTAACTATAGACTTGAGCAGAAAGGTTTAATTACTGGAGAGTCTGACTTACTTGCGGCTAGAGAACTTAACCTTCTCTGGCAACGCTCACATCATGCTGTTAGAAATAATGGTTGGGCAAAGACAGCTAAAACAAAGAACCTTATCAATCTTAACGCTGTCTCTGTAAAGTGGAAAGACGATAAAGGTAAAGTTAATAAAAAGATGCAAGCTCTTTGGGATACTTTTGCAGCTGACCCAAACCTAGATGGTTATGGTACTTTAGACAATACTCAAGAAGCTTGGAACGGAGCTATGTTTGAGTCTGGAGAAGCTCTATGCAGAATGTTGATTAAGAAAAGAGCTGGTCATCCTATTCCTTTAGTTCTTCAGAATATTGAACCAGAGTACTTAGACCCTAACTTTACTAATGGGTTTCCTCAAACTACCCGTAATGGTATTAAGTTTGAGAATAGCAAACCAGTTATCTACTACTTTAGTAAAAGAACTCCTAACTTTAACCTGTTTAATTTATACTCTATTGAAAAAGTTGAAGTACCTGCTGACGAAGTTCTACATCTATTTGTCCGAGATAGACCTGGGCAATGGAGAGGTATTCCAACCTTAGCTCCTATCCTCTTACCTTTATATGAACTGGACGACCTTACCGATGCTACAGTTGCTAAACAAAAAGCTGCCCAAGCTATTAGCTGGGTTGTTCGCAATACTAATCCTTCTGCCGCTGTTTCTGTCGGTTCTGCTCTTAACAGTATCGACCCAAACGATATTGATAAGTCTACAGGTCAGCGGAGAGTGGTTACACAAGCTTCTGGAGGAGGTGTCCAATATCTAAATAAAGGTGAGGATATTAACTTCTACCAAGGTACAGATATTGGAGCTAACTTACCCGAACTCATTAAAGCTGAACTACATAAAATTGCCCAAGCTTCTGGACTTACTTATGAAGTTCTAACTGGAGACCTTACAGGAATTAGTTTCTCAGCTCTACAGCAAGTAGCTATTGATATGAAGACAAGAGCAGAGTTCATGTATAAGTTTTATATTGTAAACTTAGGTTTGAAACCTCTTTGTAATCGTTTTCAAGAACTTGCAGCTATTTATAGTAATAAAAGCTTTGCTAACTTAATTCCTACATTCCAATATCCAAGAAAGTATGGCGTTAATGACTTGAAAGATGCTCAAGCTGACTTATTAGAAGTTCAGTCTGGTTTCGCTACTTGGGAAAGTAAACTTGAAGAAAGAAACTTGACTGTTGAGGAGATTGTTGAGGACAAAAAGATTCAGCAACAAAGTGGAGTTAGCTTTGAACCTGTAGTTAAAGATACAGCACAAAGTAAGAACGTGAAAGCAAATCCTAATTCTGCTGGAATGTAAGTAAATAAATCAGATAACCCTTGACTTTCTCGCTCAAAGAGAGTATAAAGGGTTATCATTTCCAAGGTGGGTATATGAACAAACATCATAGACTTTTAACAAGATTAATTAACACTCCTCTGGCTATTAGCCAAGATAAGCTAGAAGTTATTTCTAGTAATGTGAGTTTAAAGTTATTAGCGGGACAAGCTCTCGATTCTGGAGTTGCTTATCCTACAGATAAGACTGTAACTACTGAAGGTAAGACTTCAGTTATTAACGTATTTGACAGTTTAGTTTCTAAAGGAGGAGCTGGTGAGTCTGGCTTTACTTCTTATTCAAGTCTTAAAGGTCAAGTAGAAAGAGCAGTAGCTGACGGTGCAAGTAAGATTCTATTTTATATTGACAGTCCTGGTGGTGAAGTATCTGGTCTTTTTGGTCTTTCAAGCTATATAGCTTCTTTACCAGATACCTATGGCGTTGAAACAGTTGCATTTACTGACGGTTCTATGACCTCAGCTGCTTATGCAATCGGTTCAGCCGCCCAACAAGTATATGCTACTGAAAGTTCTACAGTAGGTTCTATTGGGGTTATCATGTCCCTAGTAGATGTTACTGAAGCAGACAAAGCTAATGGCTATAGTTATACTATCCTTAGAAGTAAAGAGGATAAAGCTATTTATAACCCACATGAACAAATATCTTCTGCTGTTATCGGTAAGTATTCAGAGATGTTAGCTGAACTTGACAGTCTTTTCAACGCAGAAGTGGCGAAAAACCGCCCACAATTAACCTTAGAGTCTATTGTCAACATGAAAGCTGATGCTTTCTTAGGGAATAAGGCACTAGAGTTAGGTCTTATAGATGGAATTGTATCCTCTATGGACGAAGTTATAAACTTAAATCTAAATTCAACAACTAAACGAGGTGATGTTATGACACTAGAAGAGTTGAAAGCTCAACTTAGTGCTAAAGATACGGAGTTAGCTACACTGCAAGCTAGTGTTACTAACACTGTAGCAAAAGCTATTGCTGATGAACGTGCAAGATGTATTGACATCTTAGGCGCAGGTCAGACTTTGAAAATTACAGCTGAACAAGTTACTAAACGTATCTCAGCTGGTACAGCTAAAGAAGATGCAGTTGACATCTTTACTGCTATTGCTGATGCTATCGGCACTTCAACTGCTATCGATACAGCTGCTCCAGTAGAAGCTACTGTTTCTAAAAACTTAACAACTGATGCAACTGAAACTAAAGTAGAGATTGAAGGTTCTTCTTACTCTATTAAAGATATTGTTGCCGCTGCTCACGCTATCTCTAAAGGAGTTAAATAATGGCTGCTGAAACTTTTACATATACCCCTAAAAGACTTCTTGCTAGCTCAGAACCAGATGTAGTAGTTAAAACTGGTACTGTTGTTACTGGACAAAACCTAGCTCAATACACACTTCTTGAAAGTGATGCAGCTGGTAAATGGAAAGTACACGCTGGTGTTAACAAAGTAGCGGGTATCTTACTTTACGCTGTAGATGCTACTTCAGCTGACCAAGCTGCTCAAGCTTATATTGCGGGTGACTTCTTTGCTGACCAGTTAGTATTTCCTTCAGCAATCAACACTAACTTGTTAAAACAAAAACTTGTTGAAGGTAGTATGATTGCCTTAACATTCTTAGATACTGGTGAGGTATAATAATGGCTCGTTTTGCTACTCCTTATGAATTAAATGAGATTTACGGTACACTTACTGACCGTGAATACCCAACTCCTACCGAGTTACAATCTAACTTTGGTATCATGCAACCTTTTGAAACTGAAACTATTAACTTAGATAAAGTTTCTCCAGATTTGCGTATTGGTATCTTTGTAGCTCCAGATGCACAAGCTAAACCAACTGTTGCTCGTGGCTACCAAACTAAAGTATTCTATCCTGCTTACTGGAAAGATAAAACTACAGTTGACTTCAGAAACATTCGCGCAAGAAGAGTTGGTGAACAGATTTCTGTTCCTACTTCTAATGCTGGTCGTATTGCTTCTGCATTACAAGATAACATGATGTTAATGCAAGCTAAACGTGACCGTTTACTTGAATGGATTGCATCACAAATCTTACTTTATGGCTCTTATGTTGCTACTTCAGAAAGACATCCTTCTGTATTAGTAGATTTAGAACCAAACATTGCAACTGACGCTGCTACTTTAAATGGTGGTCGTGCTAACCGTGCAAACTTAACAGCTACTGCAGTTAACTTACCTACAGGTTCTACTTTACCAGTTATTACTGATAATGGTGGTGCAGGTAAACGTGCTTGGGGTTCTACAGGCGGTACTAAAGCTGTATCTCCTATTGCTGACTTACAACAAATGTTAGACGCATCTTGGGAACCTATCTCTAAGATTTATATGTCTGACGATGCTTGGTTAGAAGTAACTAAAGACGCTAGTTTTGCAACTGTGATTTCAACTTTAATCACAACTACTTCTTCTTTCTTAGTTGAGTTGTTACCTAAACAACAATCTAAAGAAGGTTTAAAACTTCGTGGCACTATTGCTGGTATTCCTATCTGGACATACAATGCAGCATATCAAGGTACTGCGAGTGCATCTACTAGCTTAACTAAGTTTATTCCTAATGGTTGGGTAGTTATGGTTCCAGCTGCTAACTACGGTGTACAAGCTTATGGTGCTATTCAACATGGCGCAGCAGACTTCGTAGCAACTGAAATGTTCTGGAACTCTTGGGTAGAAGATGAGTTTGGTACTCCTTGGTTACAAGGTCAATCAGCTCCTTTATTCATGCACACCAAAATCAATTCAACTGTTAGTTGGAAAGTAATGTAAGGTAGAACAACTATGGCTTTCACCGCAACGATTACAGGATTAGATGAAATTGTTCAAGCATTTGAACAAACTAACTTTGAAAAAGATGTAGCGAAAGCCATAGGTTCTGTTGCTAGAGAATTAAATTCAGTTCTAAGTACACAGGTTAAAGCAACTTATTCTATAGGGAATAGAAGTTTAAACTCTGTTCTTGTAGGAGGAACTGAATCTAATTTAAAAAGAGGTTTAGGTTTTATAGAGAATGGTCTGGTCTACCAGTCAAAGCCAATACCTTTACAAGACTTTCCTTGGTCAGCTGGAAGCAGTGGTTTGCTTAGTTCATTTATAGCTCCAAATATATTTACACCAGATTTAGCTGGTAAAATTAAAAGAAAGAAACAAGTAGAAAATATTGTAGTCAATATTAGAAAAGGTAAACAAACTCTAATACGAGGTGCTTTTAGAGGTGAAGTTAAAGATAAAATTAGACTTATGCGGAGAAAAAACTTCTTTACTGGAGGGGAAACTTGGGATGAACTTCCTAGTCGAGCTAACTTACTAGGTAAAAGAAGTCCTTATTACTGGGTTAATGGTCCTAGCTTATCTCAGATGGCAGCTAAAGTCTATGATACAAATCCTTACTTACAGAAGTTTAAAGATGACTTTGGTGAAAAAATAGCTGTTAAATTATGGGGTGAAAGATAATGGA